AAGGCTTCGTCCATTAATTCAGCCATTTGATTTGACAGTTCTTGATATAAATCATCTTCGCCATGAATGTGACCCATATCAACATCACCCTCGGCTCCGCCATAGGGATCTTGATTATCTTCCCACTGGGCTTCTTGAACCGGAGGAGGACCAAAACCGATACCACCAATCATACCGGTCCTTGCCTCGGTGATCAGTTGTTTAAGTTGTGATTTTGATATTTTCATAATTCGTTCCTATAAATAAATGCCGCAGCAACCCAGCATGTCCATCACAGCATCAACATCTTCATTATAAATTCCACTATAGGGATCTTGTGACATACTTTCGAGTTTTTTAAACAATGACATAAAAGATTGCCTTTGTTCATCTGTAATAAAACTTTCATCAGTTAAATCACCCATTTGCTGATCAAATGTTTCTAAAATTATTTTTCTCAATTGTGTTTTTGATAGTTTCATTAGTCTCTCCAGTGACCTGTAAATTGTTCACGATACTCATCGGTATCACCACCGGCTGACGAATAATCACCAGAGTGAAGGAAGGCATCAATTCTTTCCAAGGCCTGGAGAACAGGTTGAAGGATCGACGGTTCATCGTGCAATAATTGTTCAATATCAGCTGCGGCCGCATCGACCTCATTAGGCCATGATGAAGATGTTCCCTCAAAATCCTGGCTGAGAACGTGGTCTTCCCAGGCCCTCACAATAGCATCAACAAGCTTGTACTCAAGTGGACCTGGTTGTTTATCTTCCCGGCGCGCCTCTTGGACAGGAGGAGCAAAGCCAATGCCACCAATCATACCGGCCTTTGCCTCGGTGATCAGTTGCTTAAGCTGTGATTTTGATATTTTCATAATTATCCTTTAACCTGCAACAGGTTCGGTGGTGCCACCAAGGTCGCCGGCAATTTTCTTGAGATCAAGCTGGCATATTGCTTCACCAACCTTCTTTGAAAAATCTTCAGTAAAGGCTTTTGACATTGTTTCTCTGACAGCACCGGTCAGGTAACCATCAGATTTAAGCCCCATATATTCAGGAATTTCCTCAACAGCAGTCTCTGCCATGGCATCAACCAGTTCCGTGGTGGCTGTTAGACATTTATTGTCACCCAATAACATATCCTTAACATCAGTCATTTCAAGGTTACCAACAAAGTTGATCAACACCTTGGCAAATAGAGAGTCCGCCTTAAAGCCCAAGGCCCGGGCTATCCTAAGTGCAATGCCTTCTTTGATATTTTGTAAGGTACCACCGGCAAGGCTCATCAGGATATCCATGATACCCTCTTCAAGGAGCTCACGATTACGATTATTTTCAACTTCTTCGCGGATTAATTGTTGTAATTCTGATTTTTTAATCTTCATTTTTCTCTCCGATATTTCATCAGGCTTAAGATAAGGATCCCACTCAGCATACTCCATACCCATGCCCGGGTCCACCGTACCCATGTCATCTATTAGATCATGTGCAACTTGAGCAATCGCGGCTCGAATCTTTGGATCATTAATACCGGTAGGTGTGAGGTATCCAACCAAGCCAGCTTGCCCCAGCTTCATCATTAAATAGTGATTTGCACGAATGCTTCCAAGCAATTCACGTTCATTAAGATCCAGTTCCCCACTCAAGGCAAGGGCGACCTGTTTGGCGTCGGCCTCATCAAGTTTCATTTATTATATCTCAGTTCCGGCGTTGGTAACCACAAAGTCGAGGGCGATAAATTCAACCGAACGAGTCGGCTGCAGGTAAATTTTACCTCGAACCGTGTTATTTTCAACATCCCCCTGGGTTGTCGCTGTGGTGTCACTCTGCACCTTAAACCTGTCCAGGCCCTGTTGCTGCTGAACACGGAGGAGGATCGGTGTCACAGAGGCGGAGAACCTTGCGAGTGTCTCTTCACGGTTAGGCTCAAAGATGAAGGTATTTGCCACAGTCCTGACCTGACGGCGAATATCGATGAGCAGGCGCCTAACCTTGACCCGATCCAAAGCGGTTTGTGCTGCCAACAAGGTTTTCTGCCCGAAGACAGCAGGACCACTGCGGCCAGGGAATGCCACAATCGGGTTGATCTTGGCGTCATAAAGCTGATCAAGATTCGACCGGTTGAGTTTCACCTGTGTATCAAGAATTGAAGCCAGGGCACCGCGAGCAAAACCGGCTGGTGCAAACCAGGGATGTGCAACCCTATCATTCAATGCCATAACACCAAGGACACCAACTGAAGGAGGAACCTGGACATTTGTCTGGGTTGTGGGATCTGTTACCACCACATCTGGGTAATATGAAGCAGCGAATGAAGAATCCAAGGCCCTCGACTTGAAGTTTGAAACTGTGTTTCTAACATTCTGGACCTGGATAGATGATGTGACCAAAGTATTAACCGCATCGTATTCTTCAACATCCATGATGTAAAGTGCGTCAAAACGTTCTTCAACAGTTTGGATAGCATAATCTGTCACTGCTGTTTCGCGGATACCCGGTATTGCAAGGAGCTGAATATCAGTATCTGACTTTTCGCCCATCACATCCAAGGCCTTGCGGAAAGCACCAACAGTCGGGCCAGAAAGACCGCCTTGGTTTGTGACATCGTCCATTTCGCGGACAGCGGCCAGGTTAGACATTGCAAGCTTTTCATCATCAAAGATATTGAGTCCGTCAAAGCCACCCTGCAAGAATACTGAGAACTTGAAGAACTGCTTACTTGCAAGATCACCAAAATCTTTTGCAACATCAAGGAATCGTGTTCTAGAATCACCGGCAGTGTAATCAGCCGCAGAGGCAGTCGCAGATGTCATGCTACCTAGGACACCATTTCGACGATATGTTGCCGCAACCCACTGATTCGAATCAACAACATCGCCGGTTGTGCCCGTTAAAATCTGGACCCTTTCCAACGTGAATTTATTGTTATTGAATGTATCAGCATCAAGGACAACTGAACCGTCATCTGCAGTGCCCTCATTGTCACCTACGAGTGAATTCCGGTATGTCGTGTGGTACAATGGCATGTATTTTGTGTATGCCTTGATGGGCGACCTGACAATATCGGGGGCATTGTTCTGGTTGGGCTCGCTGAGGCTATCAAGTGGCTCAAACTGAGCACCCCAATAGAGTTGACCATCGACGCGGCGCTTCGGTGCAGTGCCGACCGCGATTGTCTGCCTAAAGGGAACAGGGGGCTCAACGGCACCTGCCAGGAATGATGAATCAACAGTGTCTGTACCTGTCACTGCCAACATGGTATTACCGGCTGCGGTCGTACCTGAAGTAACCAGGTGCCAAGGACCACGGAAACCAACAGGCAATGCAGTCTGGTCAAGGTCGCCTCTTTCAAGCTCCGGGCTAAGCTCAACCCTGACATACTGAGAAACATTGGGGTAATTTCCGTCAATAACCAGCTTCTGGCCGTCTAGCCTCTGGTCAAAGTCCCAATATGAATGTTGGTCACCAATAACTCTAGCAATGTACCGGTCAGAAGTAGGATCGAGTGTTAGGCCCCTAAATTGTTCCAAGGCCTGGACTTCACGATCATCGTCAGAGAAGCGTCGAACCACAACATCAAATGTACCATAATTGTTGTTTGCGTTAGTTGACTTTGCAATATTTTCAACTGATATCTTCAGGCGCTGGTTTGGCCAGGCACCGTCATCAAGTGAGTGGAAACGGAACAGGTTCTTATCTGCACCACCAAATTCCTGAGATATGATGTATGGGGAGAACGCAGTTACAAATCGGTCCTCAAATCCTTCAAAGTTAGGAGCCTCGGTTGAACCTGAGTTTCTTGATTGAGAGCCAGTAACCAGGAATGCAGCGTGATTAACTGAACCAGTAGGACCGCCTGTCATTATTCCGGATCCAGTTACTATGGCCTGCGCCCTATAAACATCGTATTGCCTATATAGGACGTGACCCTTTTCTTCAATCAGTGTTGGATCGGTATTAAAGACATCCGCAAAATAGTTAGGGGCGGTTGGTTCAAATGATGCTGTTAAGATATTTGAAGAGCCATCCTGGTTAAGACCATTGATGAGCATAACAAATTCTTGCTTAAACGGATTAGGTGTAGTAACATCGCCTAGGTCAACATCACCAATTGCGCCGCCACCATTATCTGTTCCCGCGGTTGTACCATAACCTTCGCTATTTGCATTAGATGCAGCGAGTGCCTTGAGGGGTGTGTTATTTGTGAGATTGACACTGCTCAATGATAGCATAACGCCGGAAGGTGCCATCAAAACACCGCGAATGATAGGTTGAGCCCTATCATCACCCGCAGCAACTAGGCCAGCATCCTGCAAGTATGTAGAACCGGCCGACTCTGACATAAATGCACCCAAGAAATAAGTTCTACCCAGCAGGCCGTGTGTGGAATCTTCAGCTCCAGCGGAGGCATTATCTCCGACTAACCCGTTGGCCTGTGGCAACCTGTCGCCAACAACAAATCCGGCGTTTGTTACCTTACCGGCATTAACCCCAGAATTGGACCGACGAAGACCGTCGCCAACACCAAGAACTCGAAGATAAGTTCCTGCCTGAGCATTTTGAAACCATTCATTCATTGCCAGTGGGCCAAACTGTGCTCCGTCAGTCTCACCAAATGTGGCAACAAAATCTTGCATCGATGGGAATGTTACCGGGACAAAAGCAGGACCGCGTTCTGCGGTACCTATTACACCGGCAGGGGTACCCTGGGGTGTTCTGGCTCTTGGTCCTGATAAATCGATTTCCCGAGTGCTAACACCTGGGCTTCTAAATGTTAATTCAGCCATTAGTTATGCTCCAAATTCCTGTATATAGATATTAGTCTTACTCAAAAGATACGCCTGCATTTGTGATAATAAAGTCAACTGCGATAAACTCTATTGTTCTCGTTGGGACAAGGACAATCCTACCGTTTAACTTATTGGACTCAACATCCTCTTGCGTGTTGTTTGTGTTATCCATGACAACCTTGAATGAATCAATTCCCTGCTGTGCCTGAACCAATGCCAACTGAGGTGTGACCTGATTAATGAATCGATTGCGTGTTGCCTGATTATTTTGTTCAAATAACAAGCCTTCAGCGATACCTTCAACAATTCTCTTAACTTCAAGCAACATTCTACGAACATTTACCCTATTAAGGGATGTTTGTGCCTGTTGCAATGTCTTCTGACCAAAGATTGCAAATCCACTATTTGGGAAATTAGCAATCGGGTTAATTCTGTTATCATACATATTGTCACGATCTGCTTGAGTCAAGCGGGTCTCAGTATTCACAACAAAATCCAGGGCACCGCGGTTAAATCCGGCTGGTGCAAACCAAGGATAAGAAACCTTGTCATTAAACCCTAAGGCCGCAAGCGCAGCAATTGAAGCAGGCATAATAACCCTACGATTATTATCTGTATCGTCAGCAACAACATCGGGGAAGTATGTGGAAACATAATTGTTGTCAGTTGCCCTTCCCGCAAATTGTTCAACAGTTTCCCTAACATCTGGCTTCAAGGTATCACCGGCAAACAATCGAGTTGACGTCGTACCATCCTGAAGACCGTATGCAGGAACATCCATTAAATATATTGCCTTGGAATATTCTCTTGTCTTGTCTCCGGCATAATCAGTAATGAATGGATCCCTAATTCCCGGTATTGCCAAGATGTTTGTATTAACATTGAAAGGATCAGTCATTATTTGGACCGCAGACCTGTATGAAGCAACTGTGCTATTTTCCAGACCACGACCGGACATTGTGTTATCTGCAGTATTTGCGAGACCCAGGCCACCGTTGACTGTTGAACCTGCCTTACCACCCGATTCAGTGGATGATGCCCTGTCATTCATGTAACCTACATCGCTATCAAGAATGTTAAGGCCATCAAAGCCTCCATGCATTGGCATACTGAATTTTGCATAGCCGGTAAATCTGTTAAACACAACTGAACTAGAGTTAACAAGCGTTGCCAGAGTGACCCTATCACCGCCCGTTGAATCAATAACAGTTCCTGACACTGCACTCACGACACCATTTCTAATGTACGCTGCTTCAAGCATGTGTTCACTGGCAGAGCCGGTAACGTCAGCAGTTGTCTTGTTTCCTAAAGCAACCCTTGCTAAGGTAAACTTATTGTTGTTGAAGTAATCAGCGCCTGAACCTGTAACCAAAGTATCAAGTTTTTCAACACCAATAAACTTTGTATAAGCGTCAATTAGCGGGTTAGGAAGTGATGAAGCGTTAGCATTTAGAACTGCATCTGAAACCGTTGCCTCTTCAGGAACCCTTTCAAATTTAACACCCCAATATAGTCTAGCGTCAGCTGTTTCCCTTGTTCCTGGTGCGCCATCAAGGCCGCCGGCTGTTGAAACAGCGCCGCGGGTCACCTTAAACCTAAACGGAAGGGGTGGAACAATTGAACCTGATAGGGGAACGTCTTCCCCGGCGACCAGGCGCCGACCGACACCGGAATCACCAATTGCATTACCTTCATCATCAGTTAAGGCAGAGAAACTATCGCCTGAGACAATCTCTGTAAGTGCGTCATTTGTTTTCAGGGTCGGAATGCCTCGGAAGCCAAATGGGAGTGAGGAAGGTGGTATTTCCTTACGCTCAACCTCAGGCCTAACAATTACACGGACCCACTGTGAAACATTTGGATATTTTCCTGTTATAACCAAACGCTTTTCATCATCATTTTCAGCATCAAAATCATACCGAACTCCCTTGTCGCCCATGATTCTTGCTATATAACGCTCATCATTTGGATCCAGGCTAACTTCTGGGAATGCCTCAAGAATTTCAGATTTTGTATCAGTGTCACTGAACCTACGAACCTGAACTTCAAATGTTCCGTATTTATTTTTTGGATCGGTGCTGGCTTTCAAGTTTGCAATTGAAATCTTAACTTTATCATTTGCCCATTGACCATCATCAAGTGCTTCAAAGTGGAATAGATCGTGCTCAACGCCACCAAATGGTTGACTAATTACCTGGGTTGTTTTTGCGGTCGTGTACCTTGTGTCAAAGCGACCAAACATGTTCAAAAACTCAAGATCAGACTGTGAATTTGCAGATGTTGATGTAGAGCCCGTAACTATTGCAACTGAGGCATTACTACCTGCGTTAAGGGTTGCTAGCTCATTTTCAACCGCAAAATCTGCATAGAGGACATGTTCCTCTTCCTGGAATCTACCTGGATCTGTATTGAGAAGCTTGCCAAAATAATTTTTTGACGAGGGATCGAGTGATGCCGTATATATTTTTACATTTTGATATCCCCGTGCTGTCCCAACCCGATTTGTGAAACTAGTCGATGTTGAAGAGGATATAAATAATGCAAATTCACCGGATGCATCTACACCGTGAACGCTATCAGCGGTGTTAATATCAGCAGCTGATCCGGACCCGACAGCCATAATACCGGCCCTTGTTCCAGATGCCAGCATTAACATACCTCTAACGATGTTTAGGTCGCCAGAAGTATCAAATGAACTGTTATCCGTAAATAATGGCATGCCATACTGTTCGTTTGTTGCGACAGTGTGTTTACCAACTATAAACATTACCGCGCCATTTCTAACTGAGTTACCGCCAACCGATACCTCAGCTGAAGCACTTACATAAAAACCTGCACCGGTTACTGTGCCCCATTGGGCCGTATTTTCAATGTCGCTAGTGGATGTGTTTGCGCCAGCACCCAATACCCTTGTATATGTAAGGGCGGTTCGGTTTTCCAAAAACTTCTGTGCAGCATATGGTCCAGCGCGCTTGGCGTCTAGATCACCAAAAACTTGCTTAAAATCTGCGAATGTTCCAACTGTAATAGGCACAAATGCAGGGCCCTTTTCGGCAGTGCCTACAACGCCAGCTGGCGTCCCCTGTATCGATTGCCTGCGCCCACTGAGGTCTATTTCTTGCTCAAAAAATCCTGGTGAACGAAATGTCTGTTCGGCCATGAGGCTAATCTCCTACAATTCTCTACATATAAGTATGCTCTTGTGACCGTTAAATCTACTCAACTATGATATCACCTAGGTTTATTTCGCTTTCACCTTTCAAAACTGTCTCGCCACGATTAGGTACCTTACCGGTAACCCTAATCTTAACTTCTTTAACTTCACCCGTCGATGTATCTGTGATTTTTCTTGTTATATATTCACGAGCTTCATTTTTAATATAGCCACCTACGTTGGCAGATTTATCAGTGCTTGAACCAGGAGCCCGAGTATCAGCAACATTTCTTGCATCACTTGTTGCACGATATGCGCCGTCACCATATTCATAACCAGCCGCTAACTTAGCTGACTCAATAGGATCATCACCCATTGCCTGCCCGGGTTGATAATCACCCTCAGCCTGTAACTGATCTAAAACAAAGGCGTTAACTTCACTAGAAATTGGGCCGCCTTCGGGTGCAGGTCTCGCAGCTGAATCAACCATGGTAAATTGAATTGTTGGTGCAGATAAAAATGATCTCACGCCACTGGGCATTCCGGGTGATTTATTGCCCACTAAATAAGCAGGCACATTCATATTAAATGAATACCTAATAATTCTTTCATTATCTGTAAAATCGTCGTAGTTACTTCCTTGTGAAAAATCGCCATCCAAGTAACCCACAAACCAGTATCCCTTTTTTGTCTCAAGCCTAAAATGGGGAACCTGCATATTTTGATATGATGACATCAGTGTCATTAGCATATCATTCATTTGTGACGTATATTGTGCCCAAAAAGTAATCTCATAATTGGCTTGATATTTTTGTGAAGGAGGAATTACAATTGTTTCATATATGTTATTATCCGGATTGGGTTGTAGCACTTTGCCTGAATCAAGCTGAAACCCATCGGCGCCGGTTGTTCTTCTTGTACCCGGTTGATCAGAGGCATTTTCGAAACCTAACTTGTTTAAAACCTTTTGATATCTTGGATCTCTTTTACTCAACCTTCTTTTTATAACAATCTGCCCATCATCTTCTGCACCAAAAGAAAGGCTGCCATTATTTTGCACATTATTTCTCATAATTGAAACAAGGGGTAAAATTAGTGCACCCTGATCATCTCTTAAAGGCTGCTTTCTTCTCAAAAGCGCAAATCTTTCGCCGGTTGCAAATATTGCAGGAACCCTCTTTGTTTCATTGCCAATTTTGACATAAAACGGTATTTGAGAATTGAATAAATCAAAAATTGCGCGATCAACATCTTCAAGCGTACAAGGCGGAAGCTCAAAATCCTCAGGAACATTTGTCCCCTCATATCCAGAACCTTCTGTAAATTTGTGATTTACTTGTTTTGTGAAACTAGTTGACATTCTTAAGTCTCGTCATAAAATGATGAATCATCGTCTATATCAGAACCACGAGGACTAACCTCAGCAGGACCAGATATTGGTGCGTCCAAAACGCCTTTATCCTGAAGTGCCCGGGTATCGTTTGTTTCACCCAATCTATTCTCATCAAAACCACGTTGCTGAACAAAAGTTTCCTGAGTCGCCCCGTCGTCGGTATAGGCTTCATCGGTTGGCCCTATTGGCTTAAACCTGATTTGTCCCTTCCTGGCCTGTTTACCGGCCATCTTAACGCCTGTATAGTACTCAACCTGTCCATAAATTTTCTTATCAAAAACAACCGAAGTTATCTCAAAGAAAAATTCACCATAACTATAATAATCACCTTCTCGGACATCGATTTCTTTATCAATAATATCACGCCAGTGAACATATATTTCTTGTGTCAGTATTTCTTCTGAACCAAAACGATTTGTCCGAACTTCTTCAGGCTGCCAATCAACGCGTGCCTCTAACTCGATAGGTGGATCAAAAACCTTTTCGGGAGCTTCGTCATACACAGTATTAACTTCTGACAAGTCTTCACGAACAGAATAATAATATATCTTTTGCCCAACTACGTCCTTAACCAATTCCTTGGTTATGTCAGATATAAAATCAAGCTCTCTAGGTGTAATAAATAATCTAGCCATTTATCACCCCATAAAAATACTCAAACCATTTGGCATTGGTGCTAATTTTAAAAGCCTCTGAAGTTGTTCTGCGTCATTAGCGGCGCGCTCAAGAAGTGCGCTATGCGTTAATTTATCCAACTGTTCCCTGAATTGTGTTTTTAGATTTTCTTTTTCAGTTTGAGCTTGATTAATGAGATCGGTACCATTTAGTGTTAAATCACCACCCGGAATTGGAACAGTTGAAAATTTTGATCTAACCAAACCAAGAAGTTCTTTACACAGTTGTAAGCAATACTGTCTAATCCATTGGCGACCAATTGAGTTTATGTTATTGAATGTCAAGTTACCAATTGGTGCATTTGAAATTCCTGATGTACCATAAATCGTATCATCAGGCCACGCTGAATCAAATGGTGAGTCAGCCAATAAAGCACGAATCCATAACTTTTGCGGTGACCTATTTTCAACAACAGGTGTGGGATATATTCTTATTTTTGTGCCAATTATTCTGTACGAATAATTTGAACGCCTAACCCTATTTGAAAGATCAAGTTGACCGGCCCTAAGAATATCTTCAAAAACTGGGAGGACGTAAAACACTGTTTCAGGCGTAAATGACTCGAACGGAAATTCATTTGCCAAATAGTTGATTGCGCTCGTTGTGTCAAAAAATCTATATGCCGCTTGAGGATTAAAGTGAAAAACCTCCGTTATCCTCATTTTACCCCGGGAGCCTGAAGCCATTTGATCCGCCAGCGGAACACCGGCGGTATCCTTTAACTCAGTGTAAAGATCATAATCTTGCCTACCAGGTTCAAGATCAATAGAACCTGATTGGTGATTTAAAGAACCTCCCACAAATGATTCGACAGCAAACATGTCTGCGATCCTAAGTGGGAAATCCATTGTTTCGCGTGGAAGTAAATTTTCTGAACCATTAGGCCCAATATTAAAAGAGCCTGACACTGCAGAACCTGTGGCAAAGCCCATTAGGTTCATAAGTGTAGACTCTAGATTGTGCACATTAATTATATGGCTATATTCAAGGACAGCTTCTTCAAAGCATGCCCATATTTGCTTTTTGGTCAATTCAACTGATAAAACGTCATCACCCAACTTACGTTTAACAAACGTAACCATATTATCTGCTTCAGCTATAAAACCAACATCAGCATCAAAAAAACCAAATGGTGTTGGATTTTGTGTTTGGGTGAATAACGCCATATTCAGACCTGCCTACTAATATGTAGGCAGTTCGCTATCATTAAATTACGTTTCGATCCGTAATTCTTGCAGTTGGGCTGCGAATGATTGCGACAATCCTGTCAACTAGTTGAGCAACACGTGACAGCTCTGCGCCCATATCACCACCAGAGGCAGCAGGTGCAGATTCAAGTGCGGCAACCCTCTTTTCCAAAGCAACAACTTTTCTCTCCATTGCAACAAGTGCGCCGGCCAATTTGTCAGAATCAACTGATGTTTTTGATGATTTTGGCATTTTTAATTTCTCCTAATTATTTTTTACCAATGAGGCTTTTTATAAATCCACGAACTTCTGATTCGCTGATATTATATTTTTCTGCCAGGCTTGATATATCAGGCCTATTTGAAATTGTTTTTTGTTGTTTTCTAACAGGCTCTTTAACTGATACTTCAGGAGCCGGCTTTTCAACAATTACAGGTTCGCTCTTTTCAACAATTGTTGGCTTTGCAACAACCTTTGGCTTAGCAATAACTGAGATTCCAGAACTTGATTTCTTGCCTGTTGAAATAGAGGCCTCGACCTTAAGAGCCTGCTTGAGATCAACATTAAAAGTTAAGGGCTCAAAAAATCTCTCTTCTGCAATAACCTCAAGTTTACCGCGGTATGTTCCTTCATTCATCATTTTCTTTAGTGAAGGAACGTCAACCTTAACTTCGCCTGCTTCATCAACACGCCCAGGAAAACCTATTGACATGTCACTATCCTCAATAACAAACCTTACCTTAGCAGGCTCGCCTTTTGTGCCCTCAATTATAACACTAAAGGCTAATTCATTATCTTCATCAAGTTTTAACTCAATTGTTTCCATCGTTATTTGAACCTAGTATTGTTCTTGCTCTAATAACTATTCGGTGCGCGACATTCTTTACCACCTTATTAAGCCACTTAGCAACAACGCGGGGACCAGAATACCTGTCTTCTTCATAAAATATTGCCATATCTTGCCCCTTAATAGTCTCCTCCACTATCTCTTCATTAATCGTCAGTAATTTGGCACTAATAATAATTTTCTTTAATTTTTTGCCAGATCCCCTTATGATCTTTTTAGCGGCAACAATTACCCGGGGAATTGGTCGTTGCGGGCACTCACCCAATCCACGGGTCACAATTGTATCAGCAACAAAACCTCGAGTTATCAGTCCGGGTGTACATGGACCACAAGGGGTTCCTAGTGACATTAGACCCTGACCCTTTCATACACACATGTTGATGTTGCTGATCCAGTTATATCGAAGAGGTTAAACCTGGCAATTTCTGTAGTATTATCAACACCATAAAATATCATCTGGTTAACAGTTTCATCAATTATCCACCTACCGCCCTCGATATTTTCAATGAATGAAACAGATCCTGAAACCTGCGCCAATACAGTTGATATACTATTAATGTCAGTTTCTAAAAGAACGATACTCGCGCTAAGTTCCTGAACACTTGAACTTATATCATATGTAGCAGAGAGTGCCAGGTCAACATTTGGGTTATTTTCTTCATAGTTATACTGTTCAATTGCATACACTATTCTTCCAGCAACCTCACCGGAGTCCCAATATATTGAACCTCTAAAATCATCTGGAAATGAAATAAATGATGCGTATATACCTGTCCCTACCGCAACCTCATATATTCCCGCAGTTGTCCTGGCTGTGTTGGTTGTGCCATCAGTGTTAAGAAGTGTGACGCCCACAGTTCCAGTAAGGCCAGTCCTTGATTTTCCAAAATTAACTGTTTTTAATTGTGATAATGACATTATAGATTCTCATCAATAACAGAGGAGGCTGTCCGAACACCATTTTCAACAGAACCCGAAACATAAACTGTTGAACCGTCGCGACCAAAGAATTCAACTTTATCAGTTCCGGGTGAAACACCGTCAATCGTAACATTAGTTTTACCTGCAACAACGGCAAGAATTGCTTTGAGCGCTTCTTCAAGGGTTAAGTTATCAACATTAACAAGATTTAAATCAGGGGCCGTAACCTTTGTCACAAGGCTTGAAACTGTTGAAATTGATACCTGTTGGCCCTGAACAGGAAGAAACGGAGAATCACCCTCATCAGTAAACATATTGCCGGTAAAATTGACACCATGATCGAGAACAATTCTCCAACCATTCGTGAGGAAGAACGTATTACCCAAAAAATCCCCACCAGGCAATGGGTCACCACCAACTGATCTCATCCCCTGAAGGTATTTTGAATTATCCCTAATAAGAACCCACTCTTTCCATGCACTATAAAGCTCAGGCTCAATATCAATTGTGTCAACCTGTGGCTCAATATAAATAAGTTTGTTAACCCCGTCAAAAGTTACCTTATGCTCGAGTTCCCAATCTTCCCAGAAATTTGGCCACAGTGATAATAGCACATTATTTTCCTACATTTCCTGATGCGTAAAAGCTGAAGGATCACAGACAGGACGACCCGTTTGGGGATCTAGACGTTGTAAAACCTGACCACCGTTCTGCTGCCACTCAAATGGTGAAACAACTTTCAGCGGTTCCTTGGGTGCAACATCCCAATCAAAAGTAAATTTTTCCCATGTCATACCAGGTGCAAATTGTTTTTCAATAAAGTCCTTAAGGCCATTATCGAATACGTCCTTTCCTTCTCGTATTCTAAACAGCCGATACCTAACTTGCCTTCTCTGGACAGTTCCCGACTCAATGCACATAATCAATCGATTAATTGGCATTGTTTGCCACTCTCGATCTATTCTTGTCTTAGCCAATGTAGCTCCAATCTTGTATTATAGATTATAAATCATACTTCATCCTAGGTTAACCCTATGAAGGATTGGAGTAGTTTCTCTCCAGGGCGGCAACAAGCGAAACGTTATTCGCCTTTGATCTTTCAATTGTTGCGGTGGTAATAACGTACTGAGCGGTATCCAAACCAATTGCGACAACAGTAATGGGAGCATCAGTTCCCTTAGATGCAGTCCCGCGCTGAGTATTGTTGTCATAATCAAAGGTAAATTGAATACTTGTGTTACCACCAACAGAACCAGAGATGTCATTACCATTTTCATCCTGCACAATTATTGCGTCAGGTGTTGAGAAATCACGGCCCGAATCATCGCCGGCATCATCATTGGTAAAGTACATCCAGTACTCAGCGGCACTATCCTGTTGCAGGTTAATATTGAATGAAATGGAACCAACTGCCACAAAGGCGAAGACACGGTCGGCACCGGTTGCATCCCTAAATGTAACGTTGTTAGTGTCTGTGGCGTCAAGGCCCTCAATGTAACAGTCGAACATAGTTGCCGTCGGTGTTGCGAATGACATCAGGAGGTCAGTAACATCGCCACGGGAACCTGACTTACTATAATCAATGTCAGTTGGTTGTCTTAGTTCATGCTGAATAAATTCGTAAATATTACTTAGTGTTGAATCGTTTCCAAATACCTTCCAGTGGAATGAATACCACACATCTTGAATTTGTCGGCGGTGGCCATCATAACCTGTAATCGTTGCAGCAGATGCTGACTCTGCGGTTAATGTATCGGTCGCAACAAGGATAGCGGTGTCATTACTTGATGAAACAGTGGCAAATGACGCAACTGTGAATTCACCATTATTCGAGGTTGAACCAGCGACCGCAATAACAGATCCCGAAGTAAATCCGTCTGTTACCCAACTTCCTGTTTCACGGAATATCCTATCTGGGTTTGTATCCTCAAACGTAATGTTTCCTGTTGTACCAACCTCTTTATCAAGCTGCTTGTATTGGAGGTACATACCGGGAAGCACAATGCGATAATCAACGTTAGTTTGTGCAACACCCGGGAAAGGATTGTCAGTAGTATCAACCGTAATCACAGTGTCACTACCTACATTGGTAATTTCGTAGGCACCAACAATATTATCTTCTCCCTCAGAGATAATGAGGATATCATCAACTGCAACGCCTGCTGCAGTGAACCCTCCTGCAGTTGATGTCAAAGTGCCTGTAGAGTCATCGACATTAACAACTGATCCATCATTTGCAACAAACCTAACCCTGTCTGTTGTAACAGCGCTAAAGTCTAGGCCTGTATCTCCTGCAAAGGGTCCATTCTCAAGTGTATTAATTGTCAAAGTTGTTTCAGAATCCACCGAATCAATTGACCAATAACCTGCATCAGAACCTGCACCTGATATGAATAGGGTGTCACCAGCAATCACACCATTTGTCTGGAATGTTGCAGCT